CAGCAAGAATAACAGTTGACACTTTAAGCTCTGTATGACAAGATAGTGTCATACAGAGCTTAATGTGTCAACTGTTATTCTTGCTGACTGCTTGTTAATTCAGCAATCACAGCACCCATGTTAGATTGATAGTTGTTGTCAATCAATTGTCGTAATTGAATCCAACCAATCAAATTACCACTACCATACCTACCATCCTTAGTGATGTGGGTGATCCCATCAGGCATGTCATACAAGTCAGTGCAAGATGGGTAATCCGTTTCCTCACAAGGCCAAATGTATGGATCACGAACAACCTTAGCCTGATGCTCAGATGGACTTGCGTGAACCTTCCGACCACCAAACAGCTTATCCTTAATCTTCAAAGCCTTCTCTAGCGTTGCATCAGCCTTACGGAATGATGCTTGTGCTGCAACAGACATTGATACAAGTTGGGCTTCTTCTAGCGTCAGTGCAACTTCATATTGATAGCCGTTTGTGTGAGAATCAGAGCAATCCATTTCGTATGTGTAAAATTGCTGCTTCCCATTTTCATCACGTCGATAATACACGAATGGTAAGTGCCAGTCACCTTCACCAAGCTCATCCCAACTGTCATGTAGATATGCTTGCAAACACAAATCAGCCAACACCTGCAATGTTGGGTCTGCATCTTCATCACATCTGAGCCAGAGAAAGTTAGCCCACTCACTGCCAGACATCACCACGTTCATCCATTGAAATGGCTCTGTCAAGCGATTACACACTTGTTTGTGGTATCCTGCTTCATCGAGTGCATCCGACCAACCCACAGCTTCATCAGCGACAACCTGCCAAGCGTTACGACCATTGAAGTTGACCATGTGTGATGGATGATACACACGACCATCATGCTCAACACCCTTGTCCTGCATTCCACCTTGATTAGCACCAAACCGCACAGGCATAGCAATATCATTCAGAATGCTTTCATTCATAGCCTTGACAGGGACAGCACGACTACTCGCACTGTTTGTTTTCAACTGGCTATGTGTCTTAACTTCTGCATGAATGATTCGTGGATAGCGACAGCGCAATGCCATCATCTTTGCACCATTCAATGTGTTGATTGATTTTAAAACAATCTCAACTTTGATGCCGTTCTTTTCAAAGATCATCACACCACCTCAACCAAATCACTCAGATCAACACTCACATAGTCGCAGTGCTTACGAATCTTTCCATTTTCGTCTTTCAAACACCAGTACACAACACCATCAACCGTTACATCTGACAATTGATATTCAGGCATTGCAACAACCCATCGTTGAGCTTGCTCTTTGTCTGCTGTGAATTTGCTTGAGTTGTTCACAGCAACACGTTGCATGGCCTCCAGCACGGTGGTTTCATCAAACAGTTGCCCAACCTCATTGATTGGGATGGTGTTGAGCCAGACATTCAAAAGCTCACTGACAACAAACCCTTTGTCCTTACACTCATTCAACAAGTGAACCAACCATGATGTAGTGTATAATGTATCAACCAAACCATCCAAGATTTCAACAGGATCATTCTCAATGAGAGCAATCATTGTTTCTGTTGATTCCTCTTGAATCAATCGCTGCTGTTGCAGCACTTCACGATCAAATTCCTCTTGCGTTGTGGGGATTGCCTTACCACATGCGCGATTGAAGAATGCTACATCTTTGTCAAACTGCTCTTGTGAATACTGGATCATTAAATCTCTCCGTTCTGTGTTGAGGTAGCTAGACTACCATGAATATCAGATTTGTCAATAGTATTTGTGTTGGACAATGTCTTATCCGACAATGATAAGTCCTCAATCAACCATGTCAAATACGTCTGTGCCTTCTGCAAATCCTCTAGTGGACTTTCATGCTTAAAGCAACATCTGGTCAGATACTCCCACGCCCTACTGTAACAATCAGCTTGGTGATATGACAGCTTACCCATTGGGATTTTGTCAAAGATGGCCTTGCGAATATCCTTAACTTCCAAGCCATTCACCAATTGATAGTGTGAAGGGCTATTCACCATGTCTTTCTCAGGTTTATTCTCGTCAGCAATCTTCACTTGTGTTATATGCCATTCACAGTCACCAGACCTTACCAGACCATTTCCGTAGACAGCAAGGAAACCACCATCAACTGAGTAGACATCCCAGTAATCACCCCAACCCTCAACCCGATCTACCTCAACCCAACCTTCAACTGAGTTGTAATACTGATCACCCTTCTTCAACTTGCTTACGTCAGTCATTTCAATTCCCCAAACCTTTTCTCAAGATAGCTCATGCTTATGAACATAGGCAACCCAAACCCATCACTAACTTCATGCAACATTGTCAAGCCACGAAAATGATTGTTGCCAACATGACCCTTGTAATCTTCAAAGTGATTGTATGCTGCACCATTGACAATACCAATCTGTTGCTTACCATCAACAGTAGGTCGAATTGCAACATCCAGCACTTGACGATGACCAACAACAAAGCTCCTACCAACAGTTTTTAAGATATTCATGGCACTTCCAGCATATGGCTTACCACTCATTGGGTTGGCAAGGAAGTGACAGAAGAAAATTCCTTCAACCTCAATTGGTTTCAAATAGTCCACCACCTCCCAACCATATTGCTCAAGATTAAGCTCTTTAACACCAAAGATGCCATCAAGCTCTGGTTGGTATTTGACAAGCCGATCAAGCCTTTCATCATGGTTTCCTATGCAGAAGATCATGCGTGGATTGTAGCCATCAATGCCTTTCCAACAATCAACAAGTAGTCGCATACCCTCATGCCCAGCTTCTAAATCAGCCTTAACTCGACGACCCTCAAAACCTTTTGTTCCCTTGTCGTAGCTAGACAAAGATGGTAAGTCAAAGTGGTCGCCAATATGTACAATAACATCAGGCTTCTTCTCTGCAATGTACTTTCCAATATGCTGCATGTACGACAAGTCAATATCTGGTTTGCACTGTGTATCTGCAATAACACAGATCGACAAACCATCCTTGATAGCAGCTTCGATTACCTTCTCCTGACTGCCCTTACGCAAGAAATCACTCAGCGTACTCTTAGGAACACCAAGCTGCTTACTAATTTGTCGCCACGAGAGCTTGCCATCTTTAGCAAGCAATAAGGCTTGTTCTTTCCAATCACTCATGCTTTCACCTTCTTAAATTCACTTGCTGAGAACCAGTTTTCACTGCCATCATCAAAAACAATCTTGTAGCACTCAACCCACCAAAGACAGCAATCACCATCCATCACAACACCACATTCACCAGCGAAGTTTGGCACATGACTCTTAATCTGCACCCGCATTCCGATCTTTACATTGGACTCTTTCATAGCAAATCTCCCGTTTCAATAATGCTGATGTTAGAGGGTTTGGTTGGGGTTGTCAACGGTTTTTTGCAATACTTTGCAACTCCTGCACAAGAATCTTTCGCAAATCCTTTTTCTTTGGCACAACCACACCGCGATCCCTCAACCATTGCTCACCACCAGATTTAACCAATGCAATAGCCTTCTTTTCAATCAAAGCATCTTCAAAGCTGATACCCACCCTTTCGGAATACGACTTGACTTTGTGAGCTTCTTTGCTAACGCATTGTAGGTCTTTTGGTAAAGCAAGGTGCATCAGGAATGGTAGTATGTCATCAACATTGGACATAGAAACATTGCCAACAACGTGGTCAACCTCTGCCATTGATTGACCTACCCACTCACCAGTTAAAGCACATTGAATAAGTCCTTTAGCCCGACCAGTGTATTCTGGTGGAGGTGGTTGCACACAAGACTTCTTGTACTTCAACTTGATTGGGTGAAACTGCCAGATTGCCTTTCTCATTGCACCACGAAGCCAAGTGAAGAAAGCTGCGTCAGTAGGCCAGATGTCACGGTGGTTGTCAAGGTAGGCTGTTAGTTCATCATCTGTCATAAATCAATCCCCATCCTACCCAAGACATCTTTCACAATCAACCGATCACCATCAAAACGAATCATGTGAGCAAGATCAACCATTTCTTGTAAAACATACAACCAATCAATCTCAAATTTGTCACCACGCCAGCCCTCAACAATGAGGGGTTCAGGATACCATTTCTGGTACATGTCAACAATCGCTTGCCAGCATTCCCCGTCTGTTTTGAGTGGTGACAGTAGCTTGTATGCACCAACATCGCCGAACTTGGCTTTTGTTGCACAGGTGGGTTTGTAGTTGTCTGTGACATCCCCAATCAATATCTGCGCATAAAAGAACTTGCGACCTTTACCTGACAGACTACCATTTTTGAGCATCAATCCACCAAGACACCTGCAATCAAGGATTCCGTCATTCGGGTGATTCATATCAAAATACCTTACAGGAGTGCCACGATAGTCCTTGTCAACGGCTGTGATGACATTATCCGTACCATATGCCTTCATAACACACACATCATCAGCCTCGAATGCAGAAGCAACCACTTCTGTTGGATGATGGCTTATTAAGTAGTTGCGGCAATCCTGAAGCAGTAGTGGTCGATACCCACCAATACGATTGCCTTTATACCTCAACAGTGTGCTTCGCTCAATACGCCAACTAGGTTGTCCACCTAAGACACACTCATACTCTTCAATCCCTGTTGCCACCTGAGCCTTCTTGATCATCTGCTTTATCAATGCAAATGCTTGGGTTTTATCACCAGCAGTTTGGATGTCTTCAATTGTGTAGTCAGACAAATCGACATGTTCAGCAGCCTTTGTTCTGTGTTTAAAAAGACGCTTTTCACCAGTTTCTTTATGTGTTAGCTCAACACACCTATCCTCAAATGCAGCAGCAGCCACAAACACCAAATGGTCTGCATCAAATATCAACTTCATCCCACCCTCCACAAAACAAAAAAGGGCTGCAAAAGCAGCCCCATCAGAAACAAAGCCTTATTCAACCAACCCGTCTTGCACAACCTGCAATAGGTCAACAGTGTTTGTAAGCACCCCAATCTTTTCACCAATATCACCCTTTACAATGCTTGTGACAATTGTGCTAACAAAACCAGATGTCAAGCCATAGGCTTCTGCTACAGACTTCACATCATCTTTTAAAAGCTCCTGCTTTGTCACAATACCGGCTTTTGTACGAGCCAACTTTTGCAACTGATCAAGCAACACCTCACGCATTTCAGGATTTGCTAAGGCAGTTTCTAAAGCCTTAGCATTGTCCACTTTCTTACGACCGCGATTCTCGCTCATTTCCAAAACTCCTTAACATACAGTACAAAGAACATTACTGTGCTTAAAACGCAGCAGTACAAGCTGATAAAACCGCCATTCCAATTGTACATCAGTGCGTTCGCCAGCCCAGCAGCCAGATTCAAAAATATCAAGAACAATGTCATTTCTCATCATCCTTATTCAAACCCATCAAGCCACGAATGCCCTCAACAAACATAACAACCACCATAAAAACCAAGGCAATCAAGAAGCCAATCCAAAGTGGTAATGTCACCAACCACCATGACATCTCAATACTTCCATTCACCTTCAAGATGGCAAACACCAATGTCACAACAGCAAGCAACCCGAAGAAGTTGCCACCATCGCCACCGCCACCCGTTGAATCCAATACAACAACTTGGTCATTGCTCATTTTATTTTCTCAACAAAAGAAATGGCAACAACCTAAGCTGTTGCCGTGTGGATTTGGCTAGAAAGGGAGATGCTCATCCAAATCATTGGCCTTGTATTGCGGAACAGAGGGTGGCAATTCCTCTTGCTCTACATCAGCTTGAGAACTGTTCCCAACCAACTGCTGTTGCAACTTGCTACCCTCAAAGTTAGAAGCTCGCTTCATTGTATTGACAATGTGAGGCGGAATCTCATTAACAGCTTGAGCATCATTGTCCTTGTTGAAGCCTACATACACAAGCTCCATTACAGGCTCAATTGGTTGTTGCCCACGACCCAAGCCAGCAGCATAGCCAATCTTCTGATTGAGGTAGAATTTGCCCTTATTCTCAGTCAGATCAATCTTCACCTTCCACTGCAAAGACTTACCGAGCAATTCACCAATACGCTTGCTTTCAAATGGCTCACCATCCTTAATCAACTTAGCACCAACAGCCATCTTGTAAATGGTTGCTTTGCTATCAAAGCTCCAAGCACCTGTCTTAGTGGTGTTCTTCATTGAGAATGGGTTTTGAACAACCTTACCAATCTCCTTACCCATCCAAAAGTCACCACCCAAATATAGACGTAAGGGTTTTGCACCACTGTCATCACCAAAGAACTTGCCCTTGTCGAGCATAATCTCAGGAAAGTCAACAGCAAATGTCACATGCTGGAATGGCTTAGATGGCGCACATTTCAGACGTGCTGGTGCTTTGTTGTCATCAAATCCGTCTTTAAAATACACACTCGGATTCTTTGCAATCTCAGCAGCTTCATCTTCCTGTGTTCCTGTGAACACATATTCACTGTCAACAGGGGTTTGGATGCCTAAGTCATACAGGGCTGAGATGTAACCAACCAATGTATCACCGTCTTGCAAACCACAAGTTTCGACAATGTAGTTATTCAAACCATCCCAATCAACTTTCTTGCCATCACCAGAACCAGTTGCTACAGGCTCGCCAGTTGCACCATAGATTTCAAACTGTACACTCATAACTCTTTCCTTACACTACCAAACAAAAATTGTAAAAACCAAACAAAGACATCATTTCACACTCTCCACATCACGAACAATTGCATACTTATGACCTAAGCCTTTCTGCACATACCAACACCCAATAAGGTGTTCGTAGTCGCCACGATCAAATGATACTCTCAAGTCGCCATCCTCGTCAAAAGACTTGATGATTCCACTCGCACCATTGCCAAAAAACTCATAAGGCTCTTTTAACAGCACAACAATCCGATCACCAACAACAGGCTTCTCGTCACTTATTTTAATGTTGCAGTCTTCAAATGTCCACACATCGTCATCACCATCAACTAGGCAAGGCACATAGACACCATCGTAACCATCGTAAGGTGCACCAATCACTGTGGCATATTTACCAACAGCATTCGTCAAAGGTGAACTTTTCTTCACCTTAACACGCATTCCAACATAAATGTTTTCACGCTTCATCACTACTCTCCAACTCAACATACAAATTAGCCAACTTCTTGGCTTCCTGAACATACCAATCATAATCAATCGTATTGTCAAAGTCAAGCATATTATTGCAAGGTTTTACCTTTTGACCCGTATTGATTCCGATTCTACGTTCTTCTCGTGGTTTATCAAACTCACGAACCAGATTATAACCTTTCTTGGTGTACTTTGCAATATCGGCAGCAGATTTAATCTCAACTTCATCTGTACCATTACTGTAAACATACCAGATGTCAGGCTTATCCAATGCTGGCATAACCTTCACCAAACTACCACCACCTGTTGAGATGTAGTAGCGACAAATGTTTTGCAACTTGTCCTCCGTACCATCCTCATGCACCAACATCAGCTTGCTTGATCGTGGCACTTTTGTGCGTGACATAAAATCAAACACATTGTTGTGATTGCGAACAAATTCATCAATGTCAATTCCTTCTGTGATGTGCTTTACGGCAGCCATTGGAATGATTAGGTTGGAATGGTTTTGATGCCAGCCAAGACCATCATACACAAACGCACCCTTGCACTTCACACCACCATTATATGTCGCCACATAATTGTTGACATCTCTGATAGCCATCATGTTGTATTCAACATCTTCAAGCTCTAGCTTTGTCAATTCACACCAATCAGCACAAACTTTCTCTGCTAGATGAGCATTTACACGAGGACATTTGTATGTCAAACCATCTGTGTTAGCCATGATAATCGACAAACCATCAATCTCAAGCAACTTTTCAGCAAGCATACACAACGACAACTGACCATTGATTGTAATGGTCATTGTGAACTTTGGGTCATACATTGGACTATACTGGTCGTTTGATGCACCATATGTTCCGTTTAGAGCCAGCTTCATTGCCAGATTCAAGGCACTCTTTTTTGGGTGACGCTTACGCTCATCATAGATGTCTTGGTAGATGGTGCAGAAATCATCACCAAGATGTTCTGGGTAAATACGATTTTTAATCGACAAGTTAGGATAGAAGCTGGCGGCATCAACGTCTTTGATCAAAAATTGATCATCAGTATAAACAAACTGACTCTCAATCGAAGCGTGAATACCACCTGTACCAAAAACCCATTCCAAACCATCAACAACAACATTGAGTGAGTCAGCAACCCTCCAATTCCAGTAGTAGCTCACCTTACCGGACTTTAACATATCCTCTGACAACCAACCCATTGGAGTCTTTTGAAGCATCTCATCAATCTGCTGCCGAGTGGGTTGTACCTGAAACTTCTTCCGCTTCAATGTTAGTCGAGCGTATTTAGCAACATCACCTAAATCACTCTCAAGCAAATCAGTGAAAACACCCTTCGTTTCAGTGATTGTCTGAGCTTTAAACCACTCAAGAACAGCTTTAAACTCCGCTCGCTTCAACTCAATGTAAGGAAGGATACACTCAGACAAATCAATCTTGTCACGCTTGGTTTGACGCATTACACGCTGACCACCAACACGCATATAACAAGAACCTTCATTTCGCTTCTCAAGCTCTGTAGCAAAGTGATCCTTACCAATCTTGGTGTCATTGAAGTTCAGAATGTTCTTACCATACTTGATAGACAATTCTTCACGGAACTCAATTGCTTCCATTGACTTTTCAAGAAACAACACCGTTGCCTTAACATCGCTCTTGTTGTAAGCAATCAGTGTGTCAATCTCATCACTTGTCAATGTCTTACCAAGCTCAACTGGCATATCCTCAATTGTGGGCATACGCATGTTAAACTCAAGCATCTTCAATGAGGTTGCGCGAGCCTTGTTGTCAAAGTGATGAATCTTGTACAAATCAATTTGTGGCACATAGCAATCCTTGTCACGGATGATGTGACCAAACTTGTCATCACTCTCAATAATCGACATTGCCTTGTGATAAATCTCAAGCACAGTGCAATCAGGATTGTTCAGCAAAAAGTGAACAACAGGGTAGTCAAACCCAACATTGTTGAATCCAACCAAGTATCCATTCTGAGCCTTCACAGTGTCAAGGTAATCAAACAACTGCTCACGCTGGTCTTTCCGATCACTAATCTCAAACAGCTTCATCTTGCGACTAGCCATATTACCAGCCGCAAAAGTGAATGCGTTCGGAAAAATTTCAATATCGAAAACATTTAACCGATCTAATTCCACAACATCTCCTAAAATGATTCCTCAACAACCGGATCATTATGGACAACGGCAACAACATTGTCAACAGGTTTTTGATACTTCATAGCAAGATAATCCTGCTTATCATAACATTGACGTGTCGGAACATCGTACACCCATTCACCAGCTTCACCCGTGCTACCACGCCGACACTTAGGCATGTCAACATATGTAGTGTTTTTCTCAAGCGGATCAGTTGCCATCTTATCACGATTGATCACAATGTTAATATGAGCCGACTGCACAAACGAACCAGTACCAAGAGCATCATATTCAGTGGTCTTACGCAACTTGCCTTCTTTATCACGAGAAGGTTTTGTTGTGTGCAACACATTCACAATACTGACACCACTCTTGACGAAGTTCTTTTGCCAAGCCATATGCCGCATTTGATCTTCCATTGGTAGGAAGCGCAGCACATCACTCAGAACGTCAATGATGACAATGTTACAACCATACTGCTTCACACCACGCTCAATCTGCTTCTGCATTGTTTCGAGCTTACCATCACGGTCATCAACAATACGGAATCGCTCATTACCATATTCATCAGTGAACAAATCCTTGTACAATGCCTTTGCATCATCTCTCTCAAGATAGTCAAGAGCATCCTGACCCTCCTCAAACCAATCAAGGTTTTTCTTGAGATGCAATGATAACAAATCAATCGCATATTCACCACTGGTCATCTCAAGCGACATAATAAGTGGCTTCAAACCCTCATGGAAAGTCCAATGATAAGTCATGTTGTTCACATGTGTACTCTTACCGCATGATGTATCACCAATGATGTTTACGACACGACCATTCGTACTCCATGCCCGCTTCATCATCTTTTCCATGCGGTGCATGTAGGGTGGTAGTGTGATTTTCTGTGCAGTCAATACGCTGGCAATGTCATCAATAATACCGTCACTAGATTTGATGTCAGTAAATGCAAACTCTTTAGCACTGTAGAAACAAGAGATAAACTGCTTTTCAAACCCACCAATTAACATGTCGCACGGGTCTTTCATTGGTAAGCGAGCAATCTTGACCTTTTCGCTTGGCAACACCTTAGCAACAGCTTCTGCTGCTTCAATACCAGCTTTATCATTGTCCATCATAATGACAATGGTTTCAAACTTATCAAAGAAGTCAAATTGTGCAGCCACTTGCTTTACAGCAGACCCCTCACCACATGTCGGACTAACAACAGCAGGACTCTCATACTCACCTTTAGTCTTTGAGTAGTCATTCAACATCTGCCACGCAGCACACTTATCTTCTTCACCGCCCACAATGACAATAAATCGACCACCATTGAACAAATGCTGACCTGACAACTGGTTTGATAATCCCGTCCTACCAATGTTCTTTAAACCAAATCGCTTTGGCATAACACGACTCTTATAACCCTGAATTCTACCATCCAAAGTTTCAGGATAGTAGACAGTGGTAATTTCACCACGAGCATTACGCTCAAAACGATGACGAAAAAACTCTAAAGTGGTGTCTTTGATACCACGATATTGCTTACCGGATGACATTTTGCCCGAAAAGTTTGTGCGAGCATCAAGATCATCTAACTCTTGCTTGGTAATACACTCTCTTGGCTTGCGAATCTTATCAACATCGGGCTTGAAATCAGCAGCTAAGATTCCATCGTTCACAAGCTCATTGTGTGAATAAAACTTACCGCAATCGCCACCCCAACAAAAGGCATCATACCGACCATCTTCTTTCATGTACAATGCCAGATTATCACTGCTACCACAAGCAGGACATCCAACATGACCAATCAATACACCACTATCTTCTTTCATAACCACTCCAAAAATCCAAAAAGAAATCCCTCAGATCGACCCAACTCTGAGGGGCAGTTGTCTATGTTAACGGTCTTGCAGATTACACCACAGCAGCTACTTAACGTTTGCCGGAGATAGCAACCTTTCACCACATCTTACATCTGCCATATAACGATCCTTTTATTCCACCAATCTTTCACAAACCAACATCAATTGCTCAATCAACTGTTGACACTCTTGCTTGTTCATAACTGCACAGCAGAAGTCACCATATGGATCAGAGCCATCTGACAGACTAAAAACAACCCTTGAACCACTTGAGTCAATATCAATATCCTTACCACCAAGCACCATACTAATCATGCCTATACGGCCTTACTGGATAAAGCGCACAAGTGGTGGCTGTGCAATTACGAATCTCTGTCGGTGTGCCGCTAAAGCAGCTTGTGCTTTCTCACTCATCACTGATCCTCTCCACAATAACTCCATTTTCACGCAAATGATTCAAACCACGCACATCTCTGTACGAGTCACGATATACAAAGTGTACAATGCCAGCATCAACAATGTCAATAGCACAAAAATAACAACAAGCATGTGTGCAAAACATTGTTGCGCCGACGGCATTCTCGTTGCTGCGAATCAAACCCATTAAGGAATTTTTCTCACTGTGCCTTACTCTTGGGTCTGTTGTGCCATCTGACAACTGGTTCGGCTCAGAAATATGGGCTGTGTGTGCATTGTATCCACAAGAAATAATCCTGTTGTTTTTGACAATCACACTGCCAACCAGTAACTTCTGGTCATCAGAGCATTGGGCGAAAGCGTCACAGCATTTCATGTAGGCCAGTTTATGCTTATGTTTCACCGACCTCTCCAACATAAACAGCCACTTCATCTGGGCTTAGTTGATGCACAGGCGCGTATACAGCAATATGATGTATATTACCCTGCAAGTCACTGCAATAAGAATAAGCCCCATCCAAGTGGTGCAGCTTCAAAATAAAGCTGCTATTGTCGGGTTTGAAATAACAACCTCGTGGTAACTGGTA